TTCAAACATCTTGCCTTTAATTACTACATGTGTATTAGCTGGTTTACCTTTAACCATAGTAGCGCCTTTACCAGAATTTTTATATACTTTGCCACCATGTTTTTTTGCATGTGCATGTGCAGCATCCTTAGAATCAAAATAATCATATTTAGCTTCATCAACAGATTCTTTTTTACCTTTACCGCTAAGATCTGAATCAGCACCGTAATAAGTACCTTTACCTTTACCAATGTAAGAATTAACTCTTGCCATTGCCCACTGTTGAGGTGTGGTTCCTGGTCTGTGACCGGTTTTCCAAGCTGCCATTCCTCTATTATATACTTTCTTTAAAGTACCATAAGATATGCCAGACTTTGCCGATTTATTTTTGAGTCCTTCATTCTCGAATAACTCTTCATGGGTTGAAAATTTAAGCATTAGCTTTACTCCTGTTTTTAATTTTTCTAACTTTAGCTCGATCTAACATTCTAGCATGTTTTATCTTATCAACTATTTTTTCTCTTTCAATTTTTTTCTTGGCCATAACTACTGCATCTTCACCGTACATTTTTCTGTATTTAATAGTATGTTTACTTAGTTTAGTTTTAGCAGTTGCATCGCCGGGGGCTTTCTTATATGCAGCTGGATTGTCGTCATCCATCTTTGCATGTTTTTTAAAATGCGAAAGTCTTTTACTTTTAGTAGATTTAGAAAGATTTTTATAGTAAGGTGCTGGTTGAGTGCCAGGAGCTTTTTTCACATCTGGATCTTGCTTTACCTTTTTCTTTGCTTCTTCTTTTTCTACTAATTGAATATCGGTTAACCATTTTCTATAAGTCTTTCCATTAGATTCTACAATGACATAATTACTTCCAAGACTGGTAACAATAGCGAGTTCGTCACTGCCCACGAAAGCAACACTGTCATTAATATCAAACAGATTTCCTTTAACATATGCCTCTCTTTCTTCAGAGACTGGAGTAAAGTGTAATGTATTCTTATATTCTTTTTGTTCTTTTAATCCCATTCCACGACGTACTTCATTATATACTTTCTTAGCTTCATTATTCGAAACACTTTTAGGTAACCCTTGTGAGAATTGTGTAAAGTCTCCTTTACTTGCCAAGCTTCTCATCTTTGATGCCGACATACCTGATATGCCATCTGCATCTGGATCACGGTCTCCAGCTGAAATTACATTTATTTTGTTAAACTTATAAAGTCCGTGTCTTCCTTTTACACCATTGTATTTTTCTAATAACTTTTTAAATTCATTAATCCTGTCTGAACCAACAACCATATTGATATTCTTATATCCTTCTGAATATAATTTAGTTGCTGCATCAAATACATTCTTAACTTTCTTATCAAGCATTACGCTTCTGGCGTGCTTTGGAAAAAATTTACGGACAGTCTTAATTTTATAATTATAGTTCAAAGGGTTTTTCTTGTTATCTGTAGATTGAGATAGATACACTCTATATGGGTTACTACCTGATTTTTTAGATAACTCATTCATTAACTTTTCATGACCTGATGTAGGTGGATTCATACGTCCAAAAGTAAAGTATACAGTTTTGTCTTCTTCAATAAGAAATGATCTAAACGAATTTATCATTAACCTTTTTTCCTCTGTACTTCTTTCTTACGAACGTCTTTAAACATTCTCTTAGCTAGTCTTTTTATTCTTTGTTGAAGTGCCGGCTTTTCTAACCTCTTTTCAATCTCTTGTTTTCTAGCAAATGTGAGTTCGCTTTTAGGAATTCCTCGAGTTAACTTCTTTGCTATTTGGTTACGAGCTTGTCGATTTGATCTTTTCTCGAGAGTCTTCTTGTTAGCCATCTTTCTCATAGCTCTTTGACGACCAATTTTAATTCTTGTCTTTAAACGCTTCATAAGTCTTGAGCGTTTCATTCTTTGTTGCAGGCTTAACGCTTCATCTACATCATTTGGCATCTCATCTGGCCATGTAGCTTCGTCAACTGATTCACCAACAACATCAAGTCTGCCAAACTTTCCACGAAACGAAGATGGGCCTCCCATATCATCTACAAATTGGTTAGCATCTTTTGCAGTTTTAAAATGACATGTAATATCACCTTCTGGATATCCTATACCTTTATTCTTTTTCAGGTTCTTAAAGATACGTTCTGAATCCATTGCGCTAAGATCAGCTAGATTATCATAATCAATAATAACATAAAACTTGTAATTTGTATATACAGTGTTATGATCATGACTAATTAATTTTTTGTTTTTTCTCATTACTTTTGAAAAGGCTGATAATTTTTCATCAAGTTGATCAACTGATTCTTCTTTCATTAAACCGTTTAAGCTTTCTCTAGGATACATTTTAAATACTTTAGAACGAGCTTTGTCAATATACTTTTTCTTATTACGTTCATAATCACCAGGATTTTTTGCTAGTGTTCTAGCGTGTTTAGTTATGTCAGATGGTTTAGTAGGTTTAAGAACTGAAGGAGAAGAAGCTTCGCTTTTAGCTTTTTTCTTTTTTAAATTAGCTGGATGCAATGGATGCTTAATACCATAAGGAGATTCAGGATTAGGATCTGCTTTTTTTGGTCTACCTTTTAAATCATTAGGATCGACAATTGCTTCTTTTTTAATAACTTCTTTGTCAGTTCGTACCATACGTATGCCGACCTTACCGTCAGGTTTGATATATTTTTCTGGTTTTCTATCTGCTGATTGTACGCTCTCATTTCCGTGATATTGCTTCTTACGTTTTTGAGCGTAGTATTTGACTTCATCTGATTCGCCTGGCTTATAATCTGCAGACGTCATATGTTTAAAATCTAATGGTGCCATTAGTTCCTCCCCGGCTTGTCCCATCCTTTTATAATTTCTGGTGAAAAGTTAGCATATGAGAATTCCATACGATCAACTATTTTCACTGCATCACCACCAAGTTTATCAATAGCTACATACCCTTCTTGACCCGTTACTTTGTATCCGTCGCGAGTCTTAAGAAACGTTTGTGCGCCATTAAGCTTATTAAGTATATTTATAATTTTTAATTTTGCTAGAACTATAGATTTCTGTAATTCAAACATCATTTCCAAACTTATTTTATTTTGTGGTGAAAAGAATTTAAGTATGTCGTTTAATTTTTGTACTTGAGCTGATTTACCTTTTTCGCTCTTTCTACTATCTATCTCTTTTTGAAACTTCAATTTTATGTGTGATATTAACTTCGTAACGTGGGATCTGGTATTACCAATGACTTCACCTTTTCGTACAAATGTATTATTAAACGTTTCAATAAGTTGAGCAAGCTTTTCGTTATTTTCGAGAGTACGTAAGGTAGTACTAGAAATTTTATTAAAAATCCTGCCAGCATTACTAAGATGTGCATTGACTTCCTCCGTATCTTTTTTAGTCATAGTAAATTGAGTCATATCTCTAAGCATTGCATCTTGTGACCAAACGTTTTTAGTATTCTTAAACTTTGTAGTATCTACACCGTATGATGCTTTCATTGTTTCAAATGTTTTACCCGTATATGTAGTATGCCAGACTATACCAATCTTTGCAGCCTTAACCTTTTTAGCAGCTTCAGTTCCTGCAGGTACTGCGTATACAATTGTATTTGGATGAAAGGTAACATAGGATTTACCTTTTAATTTCTTAGTCTTAACATCAGCGCTATCAAATAAGAAGTCACCTTGTACTACACCTTTGATACCAAGTTCGGGTAAATACATTAATGCGGCTTTAAGTTTAGCATTGAGATCACCGCCAGTATCGTCGTCAATGTCAGAATTAGTTTTATATACTTTTGGCGTGGCGTTGAAGATGCCTTTCTTAGCAACAAAAAATTTACCGTCACGAGGATCAGTACCAGCGAAAACTGCGGGGGCACCGTCCCACTTAACACTAACGTTTCCATCTTTAACTCCTGCTAACATGTCTCTTAATGAGCGTAATGCAAGTATTGCTTGCCTTGTTCCATCAACACCGCCATATATGACTTTGTCCTCGATGTGAGTCATGTGTGTATTCTTTTGTTCTGATATATATTCTTTAAAATTGATCATTGATAAACCTTTGCGTATATTGATGATTCTTCAAGTGTTGATCCTGCATAGTTCACCATGTCAGTTATAACTAAATCTGCTTTACCGTTCTTTGCATTTGCAACTAATGCATGTAAAACATGTATGCCTGCAATCTTACTGTGTATTTCTGCAGCACGCTTTTCGTTAAATCCTTGCATCCATTCTTGTTTAGTAACTTGTGGATGTATCTTCTTAACCATATTATAAAGAGGCATTGCATACCGTGATTTCTCACCTTGTTGTTTTAAATTGTTTGCTTGTGTCTTTAAATCAGGATTACTTGGAAGATTTATATTCATTCTATTTTTTATCGAGTCTGATATTTGTTTGTAACCACCACCGCCGCCACGAGCTGTTTTTAATTTAAGTTCAAAGGTAAGTGCTGCAAAGTCTGCTTTATTACGTATAGCTGCACTTCCTCCTTCAAACTCTACATCTGAACTTTTACTTCTCCAAATATCTCCACCTTTAAGTTTAAACACAGTCATCGATCTTCCACTTATAAATTTATACTTATAGCGACCTGCATCTTTATTTTTAATTTCAAGTTTTAATTGATTTTCTGCAACTACTTTCTTTAATGATATACCCATCAATTTTCTTGAATCGAATAATTCAATGAGTTTTATATTGAGCTCTTGTATAGATTTGTTTGGCAGTTTTGAAGCTATTGATTTATCTGTAGTAGCCCATATATCTCCAGGGTTCCACTTATCATTTTCAATTTTAGTTAAATTAGAATTTTTAACTGCAACATCTTTTACTTTATAAATGTCATTCATAACTCTATCATTGCGATGAAATGTCATCTTATTATTAATCAGCTTGGCTCTAACTAATCTCTTTGCAGTCCAATAACCTGAGTAATGCCATGATGGATCTAGTTCCATAACTTGTTCAAATGTAGCACCTACTACACTAGTTCCATTATAAGCTTTTTCAAGATCAGATGGTTGTATAGATTCGAATGATGCACGAGGATTATTTACTATGTGCTCACAATAAACGCATTGCATAATCTCAGCTCTAGCTGTTTGAGCTTCGCCTCCTCCACGACCACCTTGGTCTCCACCGAATACTATAGACTTTTTTATTTCATTTGATTTTATAGTTCCTTTATTTGTTTCAAGATCTTGAGTTTTCTTTTCTTTATCTAATCTATCTACTGCTGCTCTATTTTCTGGTGTATTTTTTACTACAATTTCGGTTCCATCAATTTTCGGCATTGCTTCACCATTCTTCATCAACAGCCTAAGTATGTCTATACGATCTACCTTTGTATTAGAGTTAATCTTAGCCCACTCACCGGGTGCCATGCCACCTTTCATGCGCTCCTCCAAGTATCTCATGTATGATTTGAATTTTAACATGATTCTATTTATAATAGTTTACAACTTAAAAAAGCGCCCTAATGGACGCAGTATTAATTTTTAAATCATTTTAAAATCGAAGAAGAAATCTTGCTATGTGGCCAACAAATGGAAGTAACGCTACAGCCATTAAGAGATTGACTCCAGTATGAGCCATAGCTATTCTGAGGGTATCACCTTTAGGCATACCGTCAGAAACTAGAAGTCCCGCCAACCAAATTGTACCAGTCGTTCCAATATTGGCGCCAAGAACTGCGGCAATTGCTGCAGGAAGGGGGACAGCGCCTGATGCCACAAGGGCAATTATTGCGGTGGTTGAAAGACTTGATGATTGCCATAGCAGTGTCATCACGATTCCACCAATAAACATCCAATAGGGATTATGAATAAAGAAGTTAAGATGTTCTAAGTTTCCCATGGATTTCATTCCACCTGAAAACATTTTAAGACCTATATAAAAAACAACGAGTCCAACAAGAGTAGTCATTATAGGATTGCCTAAGTCCATCTTACACACCTTTTTAATTAATTCATTCATACTATTATATATTAGCGATCACGTCTTTTGAATGTTACACTTTTGTTAAGTCTTTTCTTTTGAAAAGAATTATTGCGTTTTCTATCTTCTGGACGATAATTAGGATCATAATGTTCGTATCCACGAATTCCATTTTCTTTTGCCCAAGCAGCAATCATATCGAGTTTATGTTTCATTTTTGGAACCTGACTGTGTATGTTTTTCCTTCATATTGAAAAGTGATTGACGAATGTGAGTAGACTCTTCGAGACTCTTCCTTATAACGCGTTTGATTCCTGCAGATTCTCTTAGTATTGCCAGTAGCGCTACTATTTGAATGACCAAGCATGCCGCCAATAATAGCTCCGATTGCACCACCATCTTTTTCTCCTTTGATGTTATTACCTAATATTCCACCGATGATTGCTCCGGTTAAAGCATCTCCGGTTTTGTCACCTGATGTGACATGATCTCTACAGACTTCAACATTATAAGGTGTTTGACTTATAATAGACTTGTAGTGATCTTGTACTTGATTAGCATATGCTGAGCTTGTCATTACTAAGCTAGCACATGCAATATACTTTAGTATTTTCATTTCTGGTTTATCTCCTCTAATTGATCAACTAAACTTTTTGACTCTTTAGGATTTTCAGTAAGTTGTACACGAGCTGTATACAATCTTTCAAGTCTTTTCTTTACAGACTTAACTTTTTTAGATTTACTTTCCCAAAAATTAATTTCATTTAATACTCTATCCATTCCCATAGACATGGCTAGAGTATCTTTAAAAACACTTCGTGATGTATTCATTATTTAAGTTTCCATAATATATACTCATCACCATTTGATTTCAAGGTAAGAGCAGGTACACCTTCTGGTTTTTGTTTTCCAACATAAGTCCAGCTATAGCCTTCTTTAAGTTGCTTACTAGAAGTATCTATAAATTCTTTATTATCGATACCAAAGATAGCAGTTGCTAAAATTAATGCTAACATTTTATTCTCCTAATTTAGTTAGTGGTTCAGTTTTTGTAGAGTCGGTATAATCATTTTCTAAATATCTGCGAGATGCAGTTTGTTTGAGAACTATACCGTCTCGTATTCTATAGGTGATGAGCTCTCTAGATACGACACCGTCAGTATCTAGGAGATCAAAAGCTCTTTGCAGAGGACCGTCAGTCATTACACTTTCTCCGCAAATTTTAATGCTGTATTAAGAGCATTTCTTTTTTTAATCTGATTTCCACCAAACCATGAAGAGTAAAGTCTGTTGTCAGAGTTTCTACCTTGTAGATGATCTGTAACATACGTTACTGAATTAAATGCCTGCCACCAAGAACCTTCAGCAAACTTTGCACCAGGTTGTTGCTCCAATGCATCGTAACATGCAATAGCATTCTTAGAAAGAGTTTCCATGGAAAGAGATTTATTTTGTACTCTCTTATCCGCAGTTCTTGGATAAACTGTATTGTAGAACTCAATAAGAGAATCAATGTTGTATCTCTTAGAACCAAGAAACTCAGCCATTTCTTTATAAGTCTTCAGTTTATCAGAAGCGATACCTAAAGCTTTCTTGACTTCATTGGCATTGAACTCAACTCTATGACCAACTCTAACTGATCTTTGAGCTTCTTGATCGAGTGACAGTGAAAGTGTATTGTTACATACAACTCTGATTGGTGTAAACCTAATGTCAATAGACTTACCATATAAGTGAGGGTTTGAGAAAAGCAAGTAAGACTCGACTTTATCGCCACCGAAGATATCAAATGACTCTTTGACTTTAGCCAAAGCCCATACCATCTGTCCACCTTTAAGTGAACCTGCTGTATGCATTTCCATATCACCAGCAAGAACATACTCTGAAAAGAATTCAAAAGCTTGTTCATTCTGAACTGGATTCCAGATCTGACCGATGTTAGTTAAGACTTTATCGTCTGAACTTCTTACTAAGGCTTTCATGCCTGTAGCAACTTTCTTACCGTTTGATAGAGTTGCGTATGAGTCAACCTGATCGACTGTCCAGTCAAGACCAGCTTTCGTCATCATTTGGTTTGGTGTAAGATCGTTACTGACTTCTACACCGAGGCCGTGCCAAGGTACTTCACCTGCATACGCCATTGTTTCAACTTGATGTGCCATAATATATTCCTCCTAAGGCTATTGATTTGAATTTGTTTCGATACAACCTGGTGCAAGACCTTCGGTTGTACATGGATCGTCGATTGCGCCGATAAGTAAGACACATGCTAAGACTGATGTTATTGCTAATATTTTTTTCATAATATAAATTGTTCCTTTTTAATTATTATAGATCTATTATACCACATTTTTAACTTAATGTAAAGGAAAAAATGCATTTAATTTAAAAATTTTTCAATTATTTCTTTAAAGAAAAGATAAGCACCGTAGCAATAAACTACTACAATGATTGTCTTTAAAGTTTTGTTCATGGAGTCGTCCGCCATGTATACCCAATCGTGATACTTCTTAGACATTATGCATTCTCCTGCTGGTAGATTTTATAAGCTAAGATCGTCTTATCCGGAAATGCATATGGATTACGCTGAATAAAGATTAACAACTCCTTCATTGTTAATCCTAAGAAAGTACATTCCTTATTAAGGATTGTAGTGGCACCTTTAAGTTTCA